CAAGTCCCTCTCCTGCTGAAGAAATGTCTTGACAAGGGAATCCGCCGGTAATAATATCCACCCTATCTTTCCATGGTCTTCCGTCAAATGTTGTAATATCATCCCATATAGGAAATCTTGGTAATATTCCGTCTCTTTGTCTTTGCAGTAGGATTTCAATACAATATTTTTCGATTTCGACGGCGCAAACTGTTTTCCATCCCAGTAAAGCCCCTCCGAGGATTCCGCCGCCTGCCCCACTAAATAATGAAAGCTCACGCATCATTTCCTTCAAATGTATTTACTACTTGCAATCCATTAGTATGGACAAAAATAATCTTTGAAGCCTTACCTTCCTCTTGCTTCAAATAAAAGCTATCGCTATTCGCTATACCCTGCTCGATGAAACTATAATCTACCAAAATAGTAATTTCAGGAATATTCTTTATAGGTTTATCCCATGAAACTTTTTCTGTATACTTTCCCGTAGGACGTTCACTATATACTTCAATATATTCATTAGTAAAAGTTAATTTTATTGAATTGAAGCTTTCAATATTCATAGCCAATGCTGATGCACGATTTATTGCTTCTGATAATCCTTTAGGCAAAATACCTTTTATATCTCCCTTAGCAAAAACATTATCATTTATTACTTTTTCAATCTTATTATAAGGATACATATCATTTTGCAGTCTCTTACAAGAAAACATAGTTTTACTTTTTGATAAAAAATGTACCCATGAAGCGTCTACAAAATACTTTTCTACTTCATTTAGTTTCAATAGTTCCATAGCGGAATTATCAGAAATCCAAAACGTTCCATTTATTGAAGTATCTAAAATATACTTGCTAATTCTACTTTCATCAGTGGAAACAATAATATCATCGGAACAATAAATGCCTGATAAGCTGGATTTGTTAGAAGTGAATAAACATAGTTTTATTCCATCAAAAAATCTCTCAGGAAGTTTTGACCACTTTGGCTTTTCTGGTTTTATCTTGCTGATATAATCCATTATTGAAGATTCAATCAAAGTCAATTCTGCCCTGCTTGACTCATTTTTGATAATCCACTTATTATCTTTTTGAATAATTTTTATTGCATCAGTTTTGAATCTGTTAATAAGATCGAAAAACTCTTTAGCTTTGATAGCTCCTTGAAGTTGACACTCTTCATTAAGGCTGGATAATGGAACAGATACTGAAATGTTATCATTATAAGAATGTATAAATCCATCCTTAAAAATGAAAGTATCAGCACCTTCGAGAATAGTATTACCAGTTTCAACTCCAGGTAAAGCTTCCTTCATTGCAGAAATTAAATCTCTTCGAGTAATAGTCATACTTTCTCCTTTAGTCTTTTTGCATAGGCATAACAATAGATATACTATTATTTGTGTAAATAAAAGTTACAGCTTTAATCCATTCTGTAAATTGAATTTCTTTCAATGGATACAATGTTAAAGCATCATTAAAGTATTTATAATTTATTGCTAAAGTAGTTAATAAAGAAATAAATGGTTTTCTAGGATTTTCTGTAGTATCTTCAATTTTTTCCCAGCCTAATTTCTCATTAGCTAATCTAGTTTCATCATAAAATCCTATCCATTTCATTTTTCCTATAATTTTACTATCCCATTCAACAGAAACTTCATCATCTTTTTCATGTTTAATATATATTCTTTCTGAATTGCTTTTACTTTTTAGTAAAACTATTTTTGAATAAATATCCTTCCATGCAGTTAAATCAGGAACACCAATAGTAAATCTTTGCTTTTCAGGAACTACTTTTTGCCAATTAGGAAACTGGCCTTCGATATTACTAGCACAATAAAACATCATACTGCCTTTATATTCAAATTGGAATATTGAAAAAGTTTTATCAATTTTATACTTTATATTTGTACCTTTTTTCAATAGCCATTCTAAGCATTTTGAATTAGGTAGAATTACTGATGGGAAATTATCAAATCCTTGTGAATAAAATAATCTTCTTCCATCAGTAGAAACTACAAATCCCTTTTCAAAATAAATACCTGCCATAAAATATCTAGTTACATCATCAGTAACAAATTTATAAGCATCAGTTATTAGTTGTGCTTGTGAAGCATTTATATTAACCCATTCCCCATTCACTAAATCAATTTCTGCTTGCGGATACTTTTCTAAATTAGTTTCATTTGTATTGAACCCATCTAGTTTATCAAATGCTTTGCTTAGTAAATACTCATAAACGCCATTTTCTTCATTACCAGTATAGTCCATAATGAGGAAGTTTTTTATATTAGAAGCTATTAGTTTGTTATCATTTTTAGCTATGTAAGAGCATATTGATAAACTATTTTTAGATAATTCCATGTGAGAACATACACCTAAAAACACTTTTAATGTATCAGTATCTTTTGTTTCTTGTACAATTTCATCATCAAATATATTTTTCATTTTTACTCCTTTATTCTATCATCTTAATATTTTCGTTTTTAACATATTCAATCGCGCCTACATTCTTATTATATACTTCCCGTCCTTCAAATGATTTTACAACATCCTTTTCCTCTTTATCCATATCTGAATATTTTTTCTGTCCATAATCTTCAGGAAGCCATTTTTTGTATTTACAAGCAATGATATTAAATCTTCGTAAAGTGCCTTCATTTCTAAATTTCAAATGCATAGTACCTTTTTTATATAGGCTAATTACAAAATGAGTGGATACTATATTTCGTGTACTCTCCTTTTCAAATGCTTCATTAATTGCTTCTTCCATTGAAATAAAATCTTTTTCATACGTAAAATAATTCATTACTAAATCAATATCATTTAATGCTGATTTAAAATCACTGCTTAAACGTAATTCTCCGCGATAACCATAAAAAGGATGATCGTATGTTCTATACTGATTATAAGGAATTATTATTTTACTATTAGCATAAAATGATTTGTTTGTTTTCCACCCATTAAAGTAATGTATATTAGTTTTACAATCATCATAATAAGCATATTGGCGAGTAAAACTATCAAATAAATCTGCTACAGCTTTATTTAAAATATCTTGATAATTTCCTACTAGTTTCAATATAAATTCTCTTATATTATTTTCAGTAAAATCCATATCTGATTGTAATTTTATTTGTTCATAAAATTTATCTTTTTCCTTTTTTGTCATACGTTTTTTTACTTCATCTAAATCCAATACTTTTATCCAATAACTTTTTCTAATATTTGAAATAAAATCATTCATCAAAGCATTTATATTTGACTGATTACTACGTGAATATGTTTTTTCATTCGTAGGAGTATCTAAAATAAGATATTCACCAATCAATCTTCTATTGGTGTAAAAGTAAACTATAATTTCCATTCCCTTATTTAATAAAGCATTATATTCCTCTACTATAAAAGATACACCATTCCTAGAAGCTACTGACTTTTCTTCATCATCAATTTTTGTATTAACTTGTTTTACTTTATCAGTACATTTTTCAAATAAATCATCTTCAATATTTTTATCAACTTTAATATAAACTAATGCAATTTCAACACCTGTTTTTCTTTCAGCATCTATAAAGGCATTAGATATATATTCAATACTAGCGTTTAATTCATCTAATTTATGCACTAAAGTTTTTCTGATGTTTGTATGAGGATTCTTTATTGTCTCAGCATTAAGTAAACATACAATTTGCCCTGAATATAAAATATCTATTGCTTTTAGTAAATGCTTATCTCCCTCATCAAAGGGGGGATTCATAATAATTAAATCAAACTTATCTAGTCCTGAATAAGATAGAAAATCTGAATCAATTATCTTATATTTTTTACCTTGTAAAATTGAACGCAAATCATATTCTTTTTCAATACACGATATATTAAAGTTGCCATTATAACTATATTTATCTTTTATCCAATCTAAAATATCTCCTTTTCCCGCTGATGGTTCTAAAATATTTGAAACATCATTATGATCTATTTTTGACCACATCTTAGAGATTAGTTTTTTAGGTGTTGGATAAAATGAATCTAGTAACAAATTATCTCCTTTAATATATTATATACTATCCCTTGCGTTTTTTATCATATTCTGGCTTTTCTTCTTCAATTAATTTTACTAAGCTTTTCAAATGGCTATCTAAGCATGGCCTACCTAAATCCAAACATTGTGTAACTACTACCTGTTCATTTATTCCTCGCCCTTCACGTATTTCCATTAAGCCTAATCTCATTATATTTAAACTTTGCTCTTTTTTAGTTTGATTCAATCCTATTGCCATTGTTACGTTATTTATTTTCCTAATATCCTCAGAAGCATGAGAAGTTTTTACATCAGTATCGAATGTAGCCTTAGCAGTATGACTCGCTGTTATTATTGCTATATTCCTTCTTATTGCCAACTGCCGTAATCCTACCCAAATATTATTTAATCTTTCTCTTGCTACATTTTCCTTAAAGCCCTTATCAGGAACCATATAATCAGCATAATCCAAAACTATAACATCAGGAATAAAATTCTCATAGTGATATAAATTATCTAAAGTAGATTCGATCCATGAAACATTTATTACATCAAGCGGGCGAAGTATTTTTATTTCACCTTTTCTGTATAACCTTTTTATTTTCTTTTGAAATTGCGAAATGTTTTCTAGGTCGATTCCTTCTTTTTGTTTTTCGTGCTGAATAATATCATATTTCCCTTCATCATCTTGCTCAAAAGTTGCATAACTAATTTCTTGAGTTGTTTTTGGATGGCCTGTTAAAGAAGGCCATGCTCGCCTAATCATTTCATTTTCAGTCATTTCCAAAGTAATGTGCAAAACTTTACACCCATGTGCTAATGCTTGCAATGAACTATACCATAGCCAATGGCTTTTTCCGCGCTTGGCGGGGCCAAAAAAACTTACAAAATCTCCTCGATTTATTGGTTGAATTACTTTACCTAAATCTCCAGGGAAAGTTATTAGTGTATCATTTTCCATAGTAAATGCTTGAATTATTTTATTTGTGTCTTTTAATAAATCTACTCCTTGCCCTGAAGGCTTTTCTATTCGTTTATAATTGGCTATTAAATTTTCTAGCTTATCGCAATCATTTTCAATTAGTGCTGATTCAATTTGACTTTTCAATAATTCCCCTGAGCGGATTTTTAAATACTTAATGGCTTCATTGATAGAAAAATCTACATTATTTATTTCTGATAATTGCTCATACTTATTTGATAGATTGGTCAATAAAAGCGAAATAGCATCTTTATCTTCATTGTCCTTATGAATCATTATCTTATTCTTGTATAGATTCTGTATATCCTTTTTTGGAGCGCATTTAAATTCATCATAATACTCTAGACACCAATTCGCTATAGTTCTTGAATAACTAGTTTTTAGCAATTTAGAATTAAATATGGGGGCTATCTCTGATAAAAACCTATCAGAAGTAATCATATAAATAAGTAGGGTTACTTCCTTGTCTGAGTTTATTTTTTTATGAACCAAATTTTATTCCTCAAGTAAATTTCCATATTTAGAAATAGGATTTGGATTTTGCTCTGGATGTTTAATTCTATTGACTGCTATTTCAAAATACTTTTCATCCTTTTCTATGCCAATAAATTTTCTATTTGTATATTTACAAGCTATTCCAACACTACCACTCCCCATACAATTATCCAATATAGTTTCATTCTCTAAAGTATATGTTTTTATTAAATATTCCAATAGTTTTATAGGTTTCTGGTTAGGGTGATACCTTCCACTATTATTTCGTATTTCCCTATTAAATCTTATCACATCTCTAGGGAATCGTTTTGTGTTGTCATACTCATCTTGTATCACAGTATTTATAGGTATTGATTCTGGCCTATTCATAATCCCACTTTGACTCAGATTTAATCCCTTTTTATTATTTTTAGGCTGGATGCTATTCTCCATTATAGGATAATATATTTTTGAATTAAATATAGAAATTATTTCGTGCACTCTACCAGGAGAATAGTGCATACCAGTAATATTTGAAGGTCTTTCCTTTTCCCATACCCAATCATATTTAAATCCTTTTATATTTGACATTCTTAGGTAACTAGAAAACGGCTCACTACCAAATAAAGCAATACAGCCTTTGTCCTTAATAATTCTTTTATATTGTTCCCATAAAGGCTCAAAGGGAATTATTACATCCCATTTACAAGCTGTAGTTCCATAGGGCAAATCACATAAAATCATATCTATACTTTTATCAGGAATTAATTTCATAACTTCTAAACAATCACCATGATAGAGAGTACAATTATCTATTACTGTTTTATTATATAAATTCTTCAAAATCTACTTATCCCGCTTATCAAAATTCTTCTTCATAATATAATAGCTTTTTATTGCATCAAATAACGGTACTGGCTTTAGTCCAGCATTTATACGCTCTCTACGAATCTCAGTATTAATCCAGATTAAATACTCAATTAGTTTTTTCATTTTACTTCCACCTTTCCGTTAAAAGCTTCAGATGCCTTTAACGCATTTACTTTATTAACATATTTGAAAGCCTTATCTTCAAATGGAATTAGTACAACCTTACACTTTTTGTAATTCATAACTCGTTTAATATACCATTCATCAAAAAATGTACTACGCTTAATTACCTTAACAATATAATGAGTCATTAATTAGCATTTCCCTTCTACTGGAGCAAAACTTGGTTTTTGTGGAACCATCCAATAGTCAGGGCGTTCACATTCATATTCGCCATCCCACCATTTATAATTTTCTAAGCGATACCCAGCGAACCAGCACCCACCAGAGTACATTCCTAATACTTGCAAGTCTAAAGGAGGCAATATATCTTCAGATAAATACCACCTGCCCTTTTCTATATTCACAATTATCTTCCTGAATAAGTAATAATATACTTTAGTGCAAACTTATCTCCATCGAATGGATTTTGTCTAAAGTATTTTATATCAGGATCAACTAGCAATCCATTAGGGCATTCAACTTCAATGTTTTTATCTTGCTGAAGACTATTCAAGCTTCTTATTAGCTGCTTAACTGTCATTTTGATGCTCCTCATCAAACCGCTTCCAGCATATTTCTTTATTAGGAAATCTGACGCAACTTTTAAAACTTCCGCAACATATGCAGTCATCCCATATAGGCTTTAATTTATAATTAGCTGTTTGATACCACCAAGCAGGACAAACATACTTTCTCATTTCCCTTTTATTTGGAAAAGGTCCGCCCTCTTCCCAATCAGAATACAATACCCCACCAAAATCTTCTAATTTACAATCATTATTTTCCCCTATATAAATACCTGGATTAACTTCAAACACTCTTTTTACTCTTGGATTGTATTTTATTACACTAAATTCTTTGTACTCGTGCTCAAAATGAAATTTTCCACTTCCATTACACTTATAACAAACTACTGCTGCTCCATCTTTTTCAGCACTCCCAATGTATAGTCCAGTTCCTTCGCAAGCTGAACATTCTTCATCAAATTCTATTTTACTCATGCATATCTCCTTACCTATAAATCTAATACTTTAATTGATTTCAAAAATATCTTTAATGTCTGAATGAGTAAAATTATTTGACCCCGTTATTTTCTTAAATATTTTCTTCTTATAGTATACGCATTTCTTTAATTCTGATATGGCACATCTAAGAGCAAAGAAAGCATCCAATCGTTTAAATTCTAATTTATAGTTCTTGGTCCTTTCTTCGTGAAATATTGCTCTCTTTATTAACTGATTGTAAGCCTCTTTATCTTTACAATAAACATCCCAGCCGTCGGTATAAAAATTCTTACAACTTTCACATATACTCATTTATTACTCCTTACATATATTATATACTTAGGAAAGCAATTTTTTACGATACTTCTTAATCACTTCCATAGTCATATTAGTTTGGAAAAAGTCATCATTAGATTTTCCATCAAGCACCTTAGAAACATTATCATATTTTGTATTCAATAAATCCATCAAATCAGTTTCTACAGAATCCTCATTTAGTAAATAATAAGCAGTGATTGAATCCGCTTCCTGCCCGATGCGGTTCACTCGATCCTCGGCTTGCTCGTGGTCAAATGGACTATAACCAAATTCCACAAAAGCGCAAGCATTTGCCGCTGTTAAAGTAATTCCAATCCCTGCCGCTTGAATCTGCCCTATAAATAATCTAATCTTTAGATCGTTTTGAAATTTATCTACAACTGATTTTCTTTCATCAGCAGGAGTGGAGCCGTCTAAGGTGACGGAAATATCTTTGAATTGTGAATAAATATCTGCCAGAGCTTTTGTGTGGTAAGTAAAAACTACCAATTTATTATCAGTAGTTAAATAATCTCTGATCCATTGAATTACAGAATTGCGCTTTGCTAGATAAGCCAACTGCTTTAATTTTTCCATTTGGGTCTGAGCATCTAAGCCATTTTTAATATGATCTTTTAGCCATAATATAAAATCCTGATCTGCTTTCAAATACTCTTTTTCATCAATAGGATTTAATTCCATAGGGACAATTATTTTCTGCTTGGGAGGAAGCTCTTTTAATACTTCACTTTTTAATCTGCGAATCATCATTGGAGATATTTTGCTATGAAGCTCTTCAGTATTTGTAGCTCCTATAAACTGCCAGCCAAATCCATTGTTTTTTGGTCCGCAGAATTTCCAAAGGTATTTCC